CGCGCCCAGCAGCTCGAACACCTGACCATCCCGGTACTCCGCCGAGCCATAGGCGCCGCGGTACAGGGTCTGGAAGTTGGCGTCGCTGAACAGGCCGAGGATTTGCGTGTTATCGCCGTAGTAGTTGTACGCTCCAGCGATGTCCGGCACGCCGTTGTCACGCAGCTGCGACACACCGGCCAGCACGTCCAGCATCTTCAGCTTGTCGCCAGTGGTCAGGGCGGCCGTGGTGGCACGCGCACCGCTACGGATCACCACCGGGGCGACCGCCGACTGCACAGCGTTGCCGGCCGTGCCATCAGCAACGGTCACGTTGCCGCTGAAGGTCAGGGTGCCACTGATGCCGTTGGGGGCGGTCGAGACGTTGGAGCCGTCCGCGGTGGCGCCGACCAGGGTGTAGACATCCGCACCCACGGTCACGCTCAGGGTGTTGGTGCCGCTCACCGGAACCAGCTGGCCATTGACGAACACGCTCTGGAAGCCGCGGATATCATCGACCGAGATGGTCGCCGCCGGGGCGCCCAGCGTGGTGCGCACGCGGGTGTTGCCGCCCAGATAGGCGTTGTACAGCGCATCGCGGGCCAGCGTGTCGAGCGTGCGCATGGCCTGCTCGCCGTTGACCTTCGCGTTCTGCAGGAACTGCGCGGCGATGCCGACGCGCGAGGTGACCATGTTCAGATCGATCGAGTCGCCGTACTGGTTGATCGCCAGCTGGTACTGCTCGACGGTCCAGCCAGTCGGGGTCAGGCCGTTGTCCAAGTTGGTATTGGACGACGGGGATAGGGCGGTGGTCGCCGCCGCCTTCAGGCCACGACGGGTCTTGGTGATGGTCTCACCGATGGCGTTGGCGAAGGACTCGCGGTCAGCGATCGAGCGGAAACCGAGCTTGGACTGCAGGCCGTCGTGGAACTCGCGCTCCAGGAAACCCTGCTGGATGATCGGCTGCAGCGCAGCCGGGAAGTTCTGAATACCCATGATGGGCCTCTCTTAAGTGGGGGAATGGACTGATTTCCCCTGGAGGCCTGCTCCCGATGGGTCGTGCATGTGGTGCTTCAGCGCTTGGTGACCGCAGCCCGTGCGGCGGCGTATTCCTCGGCTGACATTTCGGTGGCCTTCTTGGCCGGCGGCGCATCTTTCGACGGGGCCGCTTGCGTGGTGCTACTGGCCGGCGTGCCGAACAGGTACGGCTTGGCCTTCTTCAGCGACTCGATCAGCGCATCAGCGCCGACAACATCGCCGTTCTCGTCCAGCTTGACGCCGGACAGATCGACCAGCTTAAGACCGTCGAGGTCCACGATGCCGGCCTTGACTGCGTGAGCCTTCAGCTCCGAGCGGATGATGCGTTGCTCGGCGCTCTTGGTGACTTCCGAGACCTTGGCCTCTGCGGCCACTGCGGCGGCCTTGGCGGCGGCCTCTGCCGCCTCCTTCGCGTCGGACGCTTCCTTGTGCTTGAGCCGCCAGCCGCTGTTTTCGGCGCGCAGCTCCTTCACGTATTCCTTGCTGAACACTTCCGGTTGCGGCGCGGGAGCGGGTGCGGGGGTCTGGTCTTGATCGGCCATCTAGGCTTCTCCAATGCAAAAAACCCGCATCGAGCGGGCCTGTGGGATCACCGCATCAGCGGTGGGTTAGATCGTTTCGGATGCCTTGCCTTTCGCCGCGGTAAGCTCGGCCAGCTTCTGCTGTCGCTCGGCGTCGATCCGGGCGATTTCGGCGGTGACATCTTCAATGTCGTAGTCGTCGGCGATGGTCTGCACGGCCGTTTCCGTGCTCATCGTGCCGCTGTCGACGTGGGTCTTGATGGCCATGGCGATGGTGCTGCGGTCATCGGCGGTCGGCGGGAACCAGGCCGGCCAGTTGAGCGAGATGTCGGCGTTGGGGGTGAGTTGCCCGTAGGTGACGCCACGGATGGTCAGCGGGTACTTCTGGCTGCCGGCGATCACCATGCGGTAGATGTCCAGCAGCGCCCCCTCGCCGTAGCTCGAGCGCAGCTTGTCGGCCAGCCAGATCAGCGCCTGGTGCATCAGCTCCAGTGCCCGGCCTGACTGCGCCGCGCTCAGCTTGTCCGCGCTGCTGCGGTTGCCGTGCAGGCGCTCCAAGGCGAACTCGCGAAGCTTTTCCACATACTTGATGACGGCTTCGGACGCGCTGCCGTTGATTTCCAGCAGCTTGGCATCCCCTTCCTTGTCCACCACGATAGCGTTACTTGCGCTGCGCACCATCGGGGCGCCCTCGTCGACGCCCGCCGGCTCCTTGATCAGCAGCGTGGGATCGGAGCTGTAGGTCAGCCCGCGGCCAGCCTGCGAGAGCTGGTAATCGGCCTCGATCACCGTGTTGATCGCTTCGACGCCGAATGTCGGCGCACCGTCGACCTCATCGCCACCGGGCAAGTTCTTGACCCACACCATCGGCACGAAGCCAAGGCTGTGCGTGGTGGTGCGCCGGGTGTCCTCAGCAATCGTCGGGCGCTCGTCGGCCACCTTCCACGGCAGGAACCAAACCTCGCGGGTCACGTTCCATTCGCGCTTGAACCAGAACACGATGCTCAAGTCGTCTTTCTTGACCGTGTAACCCGCATCGGCCAGCTGCTGACCGGTGACCTTGCGCAGCTCCGTCACCTTCAGCAACTTGTCGGGCTCGTCCGGGTTCCACATCGGGGTGAGATAGCGCGTGTCCATCACGCTGCAGAACACCCGCTTGGACAGAAAGCGCACCAGCACTGCAACGCTGCCCACCGATCCACGGGTCGCGGCGTCGATCAGCACCTGGTTGAGCTTGGCGTCCTTCTCGACCGCGCCAAGCGCCTCCTTGACCTTCTCGTCATCGCACTGGATCGACGGGAAGTGACCCTCACTGAACAGCAGGCTGACGCTGTCATCGACCACCGTTCGGATCAGGCCGGTGCGCACACTCGGGCGGCGATCGCGCTGCTTGACGTACTCGCCCGCCTCGTTCTGTTCCTCGTGGAACTCATGCGCCAGCACGTCATAGATCGTGCCATCAAGCACGCGCGACAGCACGTCGATGGTCCACGCGCGCTGCGGCAGGTCTTTGTCCTGCGCGATCAGTCGTGTCAGCGTCGAGAGCATCAGCGGGCCATGTGTTGGAGCGAAACCGTTCGGGAGACGGTCGGCTTGATGAGCGGGAACATGCGGTGGATGAAGTAGCCGCCTGCGTCGTTCGTGTGGTCGTTGCCGGCGGTTTTGTCCGGCTCGCCGTTATCCGCCCACACCTGTTGCTCCAGGTGGTCGGCATAGGTCGGGCAGCGCTGGACGTTGACCTTGTAGCGGCGAAGCCCGGTGGCGTTGCAGAACATCGCGTTCATCGAATTGATGCGGTCCTTCACGGGCGGATTGGCGTCCGGAGCCGAAACCCGGAAGCCGGCATCGCGCAGTAGCTTGATGTCCGTCTCCGAAGCGTTGACCGACTTGCGCGAGCTGCCCGAAGCGTCCGGGTAGACCGTGATTTCCCGCGACTTGCGGTAGGCGTTGCCGTCGTGCAGCCAGTACCGTTCCTTGATCTGGCGGATCATGTCCGGCGTGTCGTAGCCCTTGGTGATCTCGTCCACCGCCCGCGGCAGGCCGTCGCGGATCACATGGGTGATTGCGGACATCTTGCCGACGTTGAAGTCCATGCCCACATGCGCTGCCTCGCCCTCGGCCAGGACATCGGTGCAGGCGTTCAAGGTGCGGCTGAACTGGTGGTAGACCGTCCCGCTCAGCAGGTTGACGAACTGGCCGTTGAGGTACGCCTCGATCAGTTGCGGCGGGTAGCTCGCCAGCAGGCTCGGGATGTAGTCCGCCGGCAGGTTCGTTTCGTTGTCGTAGGTGCTGGCCTGCACCATCCCGTACATGTCGCCCAGCGCCGGCTTCTCGCGGACGGCCTTGACCCATTGCGCATGAGTGAACCGGAAGCCCTCGGGCGTCGTCGCCACATCCACGCCGTTCAGGCCGTCGAAGTTGAGGCGCAGGCGGGCGATGATCTTGCGGAACGCCTGCTCCGCCTTGCGTACCTGCAGCGTGTCCAGCTCGTCGATGTCGGCCCTGGCGATCTTGAAGCCGACGATGGACTCCGGCTTCTCCATCGAGCGGCAGATGGTTGTCCCGCGGTACACGCGCCCGGAGTAGAAGTGGATCTCCTTGTTGACCTCGGCGATCTTGACCTTGAGCCCCCAGTCGTGGGCCACTTCCTCGATCGTCGGGTAGTAGATGTCCCGGATCTGCGGGTAGGTCGGCGCGAAGTAGCCGCGGTTGACCTTGGGATGTTCCCAGTAGTGCTTGCAGGCCCCAGCCGAGATAGCCCAGGTCTTGCCCGATCCGAATCCGGCTACATAAGCCCGGAACTTGTGCGGCATCGCCAGAAAGCGAGCCTGTGGGACGTTAAGCGTCGGCATCAGGCTTGCGTGCGTCTCGAACCTCGACCACC